TGTTGGCCCATTATTGTGGGTGACATGCTCCCTCCTCTCACAAAGTTTTTAGCAGAGACTAAAGAATATATCGATTCTGGTGTGCTGCGCCTTGGAGACCAAACTGTAGACTTCGCTGACTACGATCTGCTAGGTGCTGTACCCGGAGCAATCGACCTCGATGCTGATGTGCTCGAAGGAGTCAATCCCGAAGAGGAAGGAATCCAAGAGGCCACACAGCAAAGAGCCCAAGGCCGAACTTGGCCATCCCTAGCGGAGCGAGTATCTCGCTATCTGGCAACACCGACTTTTGCTTTTTACAGCCTTGGCGAGTTCATGGTGGCCCAAGACATGGGCTTCAAGGAAATGCGCAGGGTTGCAAAACAAGATAAAAGAGTTTGCGTAGACTGTAAGAACTACGGCGAACAAGGCTGGACACCTGTTGGCGAATTGCCAATGCCTGGGAAAGGCTGCCGCTGCTATGACCGGTGTCGTTGTTACATCGAGTACCGCTAAGGGTAAAATACTGGCATGAAAATCCACTACCACGAACACCACCTCGTCCCTAAACACGCTGGCGGAACTGACGATCCGGATAATCTGGTGAGGGTGAATAAAGCGATGCACGCTTTTATGCACCGTCTCAGATATAGGGAAACAGGCGACTATTACGACTGTTGTGCGGCCAATGTTTTATCAGGTGATTGGACGGTCGAACAGGCCCGAAGAAAAGCCGCTAAACTCGGCCAACAACTGAGTGAGAAGTTCTTACCTGCGGCCTTGAAAAACATAACGGACTACAATAACTCAACCACATCTGAGCAAAAGTCCGCAAATGGTCGAGCAGGAGCCCTGGCTCAAAGTAAAGAAGACAAAGCTAAAGGTGGATCAGTCACCGGATCTATGCCTTACTGGAACAACGGACTAAACAACAAAAGGTCCCATACGTGCCCTGGCGAGGGTTACGTTCCTGGGAAACTACCTCATGGGTCGATTACCCAACCAAGGAGAAAGTGCCCTCACTGTGAGCTGGTTACTTCTCCCGGTGCTCTAACTCGGCACATAAAGTTCAAACATTGAAGTCTACTATTTGAGGACAAAAACATGGCGACAAATTCCGGACCAATTTATGGCCGTCAATACATCCGTTACGCTGAGACTTGGGAGGCGGCTGTGGACGCCCAAGTGGGTTCCCCCCTTGATGCCGCCATTGGCACCAACGTCGGTGTTGTAGAAATTGGCGAACTGCGCGTTGTTACCTACGTGACTTCCGCTGGCCCCAATATCGCCGCCGCCCCTGACGCTCTGGTCCCCGCTAACTGGACCGGTAACATCGTGGGTGTTAACCAGGCCTACATGCCGACCGCTCTGGCTCAGCCTTACACCGCTCGTCAGCTGACTGTGGCCACTTCCGGTCTGCTCCTGATCGAAGTTGATCCCGCTGCTGCCCCCATCATCATCAACACTCAGCTGCAAGTGAACGGTCTGGGTCAAGCCACTGACACTGGCACCGCTGTTCTGTATGATGGCACTCAGCCTACCGTTCGCGAGAACGTGAACATCGGCGGTCGCCGCCTGGTGCTGGTATCCTTCGCTTGAGTTTTAGTTAGGCTAATACTTGGCTGGGCAATCGTTAGACGGTGTAAGCCCCAGCCCTGTGTGCACACATTTGAAGACAAAGACTTCGGAGATTTCCTCCCATGATGAACCTGCAACAAACCTATGCAGGTGTAGATCCTATTCTGACTACACTTGCACAGGGTTTCATGCTCCCGGCGACCAACATCGCCAACTTTATTGCCCCCGTAGTTGACACCCCGACCCGTGCTGGCCGGATCCTGCGCTTCGGCAAGGAGCAGTTTGCCATCAACGACTTCCGTCGTGCGTATGGCACCAACATTCCTTACGTTCAAAGCCGTTACGACTCGGAGCCCTATGCTCTCGAGCAAGAAGTGGTGGCTTGGGAACTGCCGGAAGAAGTAATCGAGAACGCCGGTGAAGGCCCCGCTCAGGTTGACCTGCGTGCGATCGAAACTCGCAACGCAATGTCCCGCCTGATGAACGCCTATGAGTACACCGTGTCTCAGGCTGTTACCGTAACCGGCACCTACAACCCCTACGAGCCCACCTCTGGTGTCGCCGGTAGCCAAGACGGTCTGGGCTTCACCAGCTGGACCACTTTCAACACCGCCTACGGCACTGCTTCTGGTCCTGCTGCTTGGTCTTCCCTGGTTTCCAACCCGATCGAAGACGTTCTGACTCTGAAGCGCTCCGTCGCTAACCAGATCGGTATTCGTCCGAACTCCATGGTTGTGGGAACAGCTGTGTTCGACCAGCTGCTGACCAACCAGGCGATCCTTGAGCGTATCAAGTACACCACCGCTGACAGCATCGACACCGACATGCTGGCCCGTTACTTCGGTCTCGAGCGCGGTCTGCGTGTGGCTGAGGGTCGTTATCTGGCCACCGACGGTCAGCTGATGCCCGTGTTCCCTGAGAACGGCATCCTGCTGTTCTACAGCCCGAACGGTCCTTCTGACTCCGTGATGCCTGCTGGTGGCGCTAACGCTGCTACCCCTGCCTTCGCTTACACCTACCAGCTGACCGGCACCCCCGCCGTTCGTCCTGAGTACTACATCCGTGAGCGTCGTGTGGTCCGCGCTGAAATCACCGTTGAGCGCGTTGTAAACCTGGTGGGCCTCGGCTCCACCGGTCTGATCGGTTCGGGAGCTATGATCACCGACATCCTGTCCTGATTAGGAAGGAATACTAAGGAGGTGTTATCATGGCTATTCTTCGCCCAATCACAAAGGCGCAGTACGAAGTAAGCTTCACTGCCCTTGGTGGACCGACTTTCACAGCGGTTTTCACACAATTTAGTGGAATCAATGATTCCTCGGACAGCAGCACCTACGCTAACGGCACAGGCAACCGTCTGTACCACGTTGTTGGACCTCGTACCGCAGATAATGTAACCATTACTGCTCCGTACGACCCGACAATCTTCAAAACCCTCGAACAGTTCTGGCTTGATTACAACTGTAATCCCGTCACCATCACCATCACCCCGCGTGATTGTATCGGTGAGGGCGCTGCCCCTGGTGGCGGTCAGTACATCTGCTACGAGTGTCAGTTTGTGAGCATCACAACTGCCGACGTTGACCGTGAGAGCGGCGATGTACAAACCATCGAGGTGGAGTATACAGTAAATTACTGGGAGCGCACTTGATTTCTCAAGTCCTTCAATAATTTCACCAACGACCCTCGCTTCGGCGGGGGTCTTTTTGTGGGTAGGGTAAAACCATCGTAACGTGGGATAGTTATCAGTCGTATGGCAAAAACGACATTTTCGAGTGGGGTTATCGTCACTAGCCAATGGCTAAACGGCGCCCAACAAATCTATTTTGACGGGCAAGACCTCGACTGGCACTATCCGCCGCTCGGCCTCAACTCGCTCGTTCGCACAGGCCCCAATGGCCTTGACTCGGCTTACGTCACCCTAACAACCGACCAACCCGAGCTGAACAGTACCGGGAGTCTTATTTCGGGCGCTCCTGTCTCGGGAGGTAAAGTTGTCACAGGACTGTGGAACTTTGGCTATGACCCACTGGTGGTTGGCAATCCTGTGAACATTCGGGGGAATGCCCCCAAGAGTTACACAACAAACGATAAGTATAACTATGCTGGTGGCGCTCCTACTCCCACGGTGTCCCAGAAGTTTAATGCTTTAGACAACGCAGACATTGTAACAAAAGAGGTTCTCAAGCAATGGGTGACCTATTTGTTTGAGACCCTGGAAATTGATAACGGTGTTTATTATTCGGGCTCCAACCCCACTTGTCAGAATTACAGTGTGGGCACTGGGAATTCCGACGTTATTTGCCCCGCCTAAGGAGGTTGAACTATGGCACGTTACGCGCCGCTGCCCTCCGTATCTCTTGACCCACGCAATGAGGCTGAGCTCGTCCAGGCAGCGTCTCAGAGGGTTTATCAGGCGTCAGGTCAAACTCTGAATGACTTCTCTGCGGGCAACCCCCTTGCGGCGTTGCTTGAAGGGCAAACATTTGCTCAGGGTGAGTTTTTGTTCTGGGCTAACCAGCTGCCGCAGTCCATCTTAATAGAGTGGCTCGGCCCTTTCTTGGGCGCTATGCGGCGTCTAGGGACCCCTGCGATTACCCGCTTGACCCTGACTGTCCCTCCGTCCGACACCATTACAGTCATTCCTGCCGGAACAGCTTTTTCCACAGACCCGAATCTGACTGCCGGTGAGTCTTATACATTTGTAACCGACGCTGAAGTATCCATTCCTGCCGGAGAAACGGTAGCGTTTGTGAGTGTTGCTTCGCAGTATGTCGGCGCCATCTACAACGCTCCCGCAAACTCAATCACAGGGACTTCCGCAATCAATGTGGTCGGGCTCACTGTCACAAATGAGCAACCAGCTGCGGGCGGTAGTGATGTAGAAACCTACCAAGAAGTTCAAGAGCGTTTCTTCACCCTCATTCGCCGTCGAAACCCGGTCAGCGCAGAAGACTGGCAAGATTTCTTCACGGATTTCTACGGCATTGGCACTCAAACCTCGGTTCAGCCTAATCGGCCCAACCAAGGTACCTACAACTATGTGACTGACTACCTGAAGCCCAACGGCCAGGTGTCGTTCTTCGTGCTAGGTCCAAACGGCGTGGAGTTGAATCAAGCACAACTCGAGCGTGGGCAAAATGTTATAAACTATTCTGTGCCTGTTGAGAACCAGGGGCACCTCTATCCTATCACGCTGAGTCAAGTTCAGTATAACCTCTCCGTAGCGGTGGACGCAAACGGAAGTTTTGGAGTCAACCTTCGCAACTCTTCGCTCAATTTCCGCGACCGCCTTTTCAGCATCCTCACCCCCGGCAATGTATTCCCGTCCACAACGGACCCAACCGTGAGCGACGTGGATGCGGCTTTCTACACCACTTTCAACCCCTCAACTCGATTTGTTGACCCTCACATCGAAATCAGCGCGGCCTTTAACACCCCACCCCTCCTTGACCCTGCGGCAGCAACCTACACCAAGGTTTATACGTTTGAGCCGACCGGGACCCTTCTCGATCAGCGCGACTTGGTCGAAACCACTTTGCCCGTCCCCATCTTCTATCCTGTAGAAAGCGCCTTCACCCCTTATTCTACAACCAAGAAAGACCAAACAATTTACGGCAATTTAGTTCTTCAACAAATTACTTTCCTTGTCCCAGGCGACTACCTGCAGGGGCAGGTTTGCTACTGGAATCCCGCAGACGGTGGCGACGCTGAGCTTCACGTCATCACCGAGAACCTCACCATTGGATCTCAGGCGGAGATTCCTGAGCTGTTGCGCCGTGGAAAAATCAGTGCCGCAAAAGCTTACACTCCCTGGGTGGTTGGAACTACCTATCAGGAAACCACTCCCAACGGGTTCTACAATCCTGACCTCATTGAGTACGAGTACGGGGGCCCTATCACGAACGGTGTTTCGGCTGATGGCCAGTTTGTCCCGGACCCCGGCTCCATCATTCCTCTGAACAAGAGACCAGGTGCCTTTGTGTGGGTGGCTGGGCAGAACTTTACGCTTGGGCCGGCTACAAACAATATCACCGGTGCTCAAAACGAGTTCAAACTTGGTGCCCCTGTTGTGCCAGCTATGCTGGAAGTGGGTGGAACCTATGCCGCCGGCACCTGGGTGTTCACTCCGCAAGTTGGCTCGGGTCCAGACCCTGTGGCGGACCCCTATTACAACTACGTCGATGTTCGTCTCGGGGTTGTCAATAAATACGCCTATGTGGTGGAGACTTTCACCTATTTGCCTGAAGGGAAGACCACCAGCGCCTACTTTGACGAGCTTGTGGAGCAAAAGATTGTCTCCGAGGTCGTAGTTCAAAACGGAGACGCTGGCCTACCGGTTGCCAAGTACAATCCTCGTTTCCCTGCCGGAACATACCTGAGCTGTAAGGTTGACACAGAGATCTTCTGTGTGGAAGACGCCAATGGTTGCTTCCCCGTGGAGCTGCCCGGTTATCGCTACTACATTGCTGCTAAATACTTCACACCAACCAGCACCAACCCGCAGGACTTAATTGATCAAGGGCTGATCTTCCCGTTGACCACCAACGACCCTCAGCTCGTGGAATTTGTCAATGCCTTGAACACTCCGGGGTCAGGCATTCTTCAACCAACACGAATGTTCCGTTTCTTTAAGGGAGATCGAACTTTCTTCCGCCAAGGGTCCCAGGTCATTTCTTACACCGCAACCACAAACGTTCACCCCCTCTTCGAGTTCTACATTTACTTAGAGAACGGAATTTTTGTGGAAACCGAGAGATTCTTGCCAGCTCAATTTGAGTCCGAAGACTACGTCCCTTACTTCGACCCCTCATACGTTCTCTACTCTGAGGACACGGTTATTGCGGAAGATGGTCGCAACTTGTATAGGGTTATGCAGGCATTCACTCCACCAGAAACCGTGGTGAACTGGACAAACACGACAGTGGCAAACACTGCGCGTTACGAGGAGTTCGTCCCCCACGACACAGGACGCGAAGGTTCGGGAAATCTGCTGCGCTATGTGGATCAGTATGTCTGCGAGGAAGACATCTTGTCTCAGTTTGGGCGGGATGTCTCCGCCATCAAGCTGGGTGTAGCCCAAATCACAATGATCCCCAAAAACAGCGGTCGCTACTCCAACTCCCGCCAGAACGAGGTGTACGTCTGGGAAAATACATCTACGCTCACAGAAGTTCCACAACTGTC